GTATAATAAATATACAAATATGATAAACAAATTCTTATATTATCCTTACAAACCCTTTATCATTTTTCAAAAATTTGGCGAGAAGGGTGCTGTGTGTTGCCCTGATAATAATATTTTTCCCGCCTCAAAACGAACTCCAATAGTTGGAAAGATAGATGGTAAATGTCCTCCTGGTTTTGTTGAGATATATCCTCTACTTGGTGATGGTAAGGGTAATTATATGAAAGGCCATACAGGTATAGATATCTTTGGCCCCCGTGGAAAACAACCAGCTTGCTCTCCTGTAAATGGCACAGTTATAGAAATCTGTACTGAAGTTGAAAGAGGTTTGGGGGTTGGCATAGTAACTGATGAAAAGTACGAAACTGAAGGAGGATTGAACTACCAAAAGGTTAGAATGTGGCATTTCATAGGTATAGCAGATAACATCAAAGTTGGCACAAAGGTTACAGTTGGAGATATTATTGGCTACCCAGACTCTACAGGATTCTCTACGGGCGACCATATTCACTTAGAGGTTAAGCCAGTTAAATTTTTGGTAGACGGTGTTTATGTTGATACTAATTTTAATAATTTATACCAGACTAATGGCTATTTTGGGGCTATTGACCCAGAACCGTATTTTATAGGCCAATACGCTATTGATGTGGCGAAAATATCAATTCTTCAAAAAATGATTGCTCTATATAAACAAATAATTGAGTTGTTGAGAAAAAAATAATTGTGGATAAGCTAGTGGCAAAAACAGCCAATCTTAGTACCATTAAAAGGTACCAACTAATTAGAACCCATGAATGAGAAATATTTGACGATATTAATATTGTTACTGGGAGCAATCATTGGATTTAGCGTGGCGAGCTATATCAAAAAGACTTCTGTTCCTGAAGTAATTGATACCACGGGTATTTATTTAGAATAATTTAATTTAAAAATATGATTTCATTAACTGGATATAAAACATATATATTTGCATTAGCTGGAATCTTAGTGTCAGGGGCAGTTGCTATGGGTTATCTTGATCCAATAATTGGCAATACTATCCTAGGGGCTTTAGGTTTCGGGGCTGTAGCTTCTCTACGCTCCGCCATCCGTTAAATAAATCGTGTTACAGAATATTCAAAACGCCATTACTGGTGTTGTGATGTTGGCTTCAATTGCGATTTCTACCACTAAAGACTTATCTCAAGAGTACCTAAAACCCCCTGTTTGGCCTCTAAATGGTCCTGTGGCAATAGTAGAAGCACAAACTAGGCAAGTAGAAGCCGAAACTAAGCAAAACTACACTAAACCAGAACTAGAAGCCCTCTTATTAAAGGAAACGAAGGCCCAAGGAGTCTCATATGAAACGGCCCACAATATAATTACTTGTGAGTCAAATTGGAATCCAGAAGTACAAAGTAACTACTTTTATAAAGTAGATCGTCCAGATTGGGGGATTTTAGCTGGAGAAAGGGAGTTATCTTTTGGCTTAGTGCAAATACATCTTTCTAGCCATCGTAACATTACAAAAGAACAAGCCCTCGATCCCATCTTCTCTATCAAATTCTTGGTAAATGAAATGGCTAAAGGTAATCAGAAAATATGGACTTGTGCTACCCAATAATTGTATAATTTATCTATTAGAAGTTAATTTAAATTCTATGAGCGAAGGAGAAATAACAATGCCGGAAATGCCAGAGCAACTTCCAGAGTTACCCATTGAGGTAGAGGAGTTGGAAGTGCTAGAGGAAGAATCAGAGTTAGAATAGTTAGTTTCGCAAAGCGAAAGTAATTTAATCAACATCAAGTTGCTTTTGTTATTTGTATTTCAACATAATTATCTTTTCCTTTTTCAACGGTCATACTTATTTTTTTAACAAAAGTAGGCGAGTCATTAGTTAAAACTCCAACCCTAACTAAACCGTCCTCAATCATTTTTAATAAAAAAGCTTGGTTAGAACAATCTAAAGGTTTATTTTTCCAATAGAAAACATAATGTATTTCTACTGGATACTCATTCATTGAAATTCCTTTAAAGGGTAAGCAAATTAAATGATAGTCTTCTGCCCATGCTGTTCTTTTGGTCCAATGCACTCCGGCGTAAACTTTATTTAACGATATCTTTTCAAAGATTGGGATACTTATTTTCAAGGTACTTACGCAATGTGGCCCAGTCTTTCCTTGGATATCGGGCCAGATCACTCTGGGTTGCCCTACGGAGGGCGATAAGTTGGTTAATTTCTTTTTTAAGGCCATTTCCTAGGTGGTGATGCCAGCATAGTGGCACAATTGCCCACCTTTCTTGTATTTGCCTGCTGGCGTAGATCATGGAATGTTCATATGTAATTCTACCATTACAATCACCATCTTGCTCTCTGACACATTTCTTGTAATAAGGATCATTTGCCATTTCAGCCCGTAATTTTAGGGGTATATTGTTCATTTCTATACCCCCATTTTAACCCCTTTAGGGATTATCCCAAACCCCTTGACAAAATTAGCATAGGTATGCTAGTATTACACCAGAAGAAAGGAGGCCCAATGGAAATCATGACTTTTGGCCTCAGCCCTGTTCCTTGCATTCCTCGACCTGTGAATCCGGGAATTCCCCCGATTCCGAATCCGTTCAATCCGAACGATCCTCGAAAGCGGCCCACCTGCTAGAAAGGTGTGGAAATCCACAAGAAAGGGGGTGATAGTATGGGTAATTCCGGCTCTGGCAACTCTGGCAATCAGGGTGGACATGGTTCGGGAAACGCTGGCTCTGGCGGCGGTTCAGGCGGAAGCGGCGGCATCCGCAACGGTAGCGGTCGGGGCAAGTAGCTCCGGTCAAAGTCTAATGAGGGGCGTAGACTTTAAACTTAGCCCCTCTTTTTTATGAAAAAATACACAAAAGAACAACTTTATAACGATAAACTAAAAGCCACTAGAAAGGCTGTAATTGGTTGGGTTTTTGCATGGACATACATTGCCTTGCTTTATATGGTCTTTGGCCCATTTGCAATGAAGGTTGTGGTTTCTTTGGCTGTTGGTTACGACATGGCCTTGCATTTTGCTACAGCTTTAAAAAATCCCTATGATAGAAAATGGGGCTGGGTATTTTATCCTGTGATTTATCAAAGATGGGAAGATACAAGACTGTTTGATCACAGATACCATTTACTCTGGATACCCTACTGGTTTACTGTTTTAATTCTTGTTATCTTTTTCTTATAAAACTCTAATATGACAAAGTTAGATTATCAAACAATAAAAGACAATCCTAACATGGAAAATATATTAACTAGAGTATTACCTTGGGAAATAACCGTGACCACTAAAGAAGATAGTGGTCTTTGTATTATGGTAAATACTAACAAAGAAAATGGAAAACTTATTCAGAAAACTATTGTTTAAATTAGCGAGATTGTTATGGGGAAAAGATACTGATGATTATTTTTAATTTAATATAAATAAATCCATGACTAGATTATATTATACGCCTCCAACAGATGAAGAATTTAATGAACTTAAAGAAAGGGCGATTGAAATTTGGTCTACAATGGGAGATGAACCAAGTTATTCTCAAGAAAAAATTAATGGCATAAAAAATATTAAAAATATTAGTGATAATTTTATGTACATGGTTGCCATGTTTGATATTAACAATCAAAGTATTCTTGCTAAAAAATTAAGTCCTAAAACAAGGTTATCTGTAAAGGAAAGAATGTTGGATGGTGGTAATCCAGAATATTTAATAGCGTTTTAATTATATATAAAAAAGCATGGTGTGATCGTTGTAATAAGGTTGAGTAAGTATCCTTGAGTATCATTGATTTGCTTTGAAAAATGCTTCTGCAAATTTTTGACTACACAGTGAGCGGAACTCCATATCATTTTGGGGTTCGGGTAAATTTTGAAACTCTGGTATCTTTTTGTAATGAGATTTGTGCATAAACGCCAAAGAGGGCTTTCCCCTTCCTGGGCGTTGGTACAAACCTTCTAGTTTTGGTACATCTTCCCATTTTAGATATTTTCTTTTTGGTATATTAAAATTTCCCCAAAGGGCCGTGCGTTTAGTCCATGGACTACCATACCACCAAGGCTCATATTCGTATTTAGGTTTTCCTAAAAAAGACTTCAACACACCACTAGCGGGGTTTTCTAGTACCCAAAATAATGGCTTTGCTTGCTCAATTATTCTCTGGCACTCTCGCACAAGAAACATTCCGTCATTTGGATTTCTTGCTTTACCACTACTCCGTGCTGTTGAAAATTCAGTACATACAGGATTGGCAAAAACACCGTAAACATCTTTTGGAGGAATAAAATTCTCTACTCCCACGTCACTGCCCACAAGAATAACCTTATATCCCGCTTCTTTATAGGGCCAACTATCACTTCCCGTATCGGCACACAGATGTAAGATTATCTTACTCATTTAATCACATCTTTATTTTCTCTAGGAATTGAATAAATTTCTCATATTCCTTAATTTCACCTCTTGCCCACGCAATTCCTTTGTCTATCTCAATCATATCAGTCAAATACTTAAATGGTTTTATTGTTTTATTTTTAGTTTTCATAAAGTTTCGTTTTCTTCTAGTTTTTCAGTCCAACAATTATCGCACAAATCACTGTCGTCTGGCGTGTTTTGGCCAAATAAGGGTCTATTACATTCTGTGCAGTCTCTTTTCATTGGTTTTTATCAATTTTACTAACAGCCCAAACAATGGCATATATCCACGCAGAGACATTAATCAAAGCAAAATTTATAACCAAAAATCCTAAAATTATATCATTCATATTCATTGGCTTTTAACCAGTTAGTTAATTATCTAACCAAACAATTCGTATGGGTTAAAACCCGTCATTGTGTATCCGATTGTGGGAACACTATCTTCTTCCTCAACAGGTAACTCTGGTGGCATTGGTATTTCTCCTTGTTTTTTTTGTTTCTTTTTCCATATATTTTCCCTATTAGGGGGTTAGACCTCTAATCGTACTTTGAGATTTCTAATATCTTCTACCGCCCCGTTAATTCTTCCAACAGATAACGAGATTTCTTTTCCCAAGGTAGTTGAAAATTCTGGGATTGACACCCCTTCATTACCTTGTATGCATTCTCCCGAAAGCACTCCCTCCAATCTTGTTTTTAACTCTAATAAACCAAATTCCAGTGCTTCTACTGAAATTCTTAGTTGGTTGCACACTCTTGATAATTCTGGTTCTCTAGCTGAAGCACCAACTTGCTGATTAATTTGTGCTCCTACTAATCCTGTGAATGTTTTATTTTCTAACATAGTTTTTCCCTTTCGGGGGTTAGTTTTTAAGGTGGTTCGTATATTTTTGTCCTACGAACCGAGAGGACATTACTTGAGGAACTTCTGCTTCCACGCCTTGTGGTAGTTGTCGGGAAGCTTGACGATGTTGTCTACCTCTCCACCGCCCCTACTTTTGGGGTAAATGTGGTGCTTTGTTTTCCTCTGGGCGACACGATGACTGGGGGGCTTTCGTGTCCGCTTCTTCATGTACATTCTCCTTGAAGTTTCAGACCGTAAACCCATTCACCCGTGAGTCCGGTGCCATCAATGCACCTTGTTCGGATGTTTTCCATTTCATCGGGGAAAAGAACGGTTACAATTTGTTCAGTCGGGCCAGTGTAGATATTTGTCCAAACTTGCCCGACCAAAACATCAATCTCCACAAGTCCCGTGTAGCAGTAACACCTGGGGACATTTAGGTTACAAATTGTTACCAGCGAACTGGCGAAAATGACAGAAGGTAGTAACCATTTCATGTTCACCTCCTTGTGAAGTATGTGTCCAAATTCATTGCCACCAATACCCCAAGGGAATTTCCCAAAAGGTAAGGAATGAAAAAGGTCACTGGCTCACGAATGACATGAACCGAGGCGTACAGTGCCACACAAGATATGCCCATGGAGGTTATCGCCGCCATTACATATCTTTTCTGGTTAGCATTGATACTTTGTAGGGTTAGAAGTCCTACTTGCAGGAAACAAGCGACGAAGACTAGAAACCACGTCATAGGTCATACTCCCCGTCTATTTGACAAGCCCACCAGTAAAAGAAGGCCGAAACAGCTCCAAAGAAAATAGCAAAGACAAACAAAACATCACCAATAAAGACTCTGATTTTGTGCATTGAAAACTCCTATTTTAGAAACTAACTGAAAGCTGGGGCCAGATTATGTTTTCTGGCAAATGTGGCAGAGATTATTGGCTTTTATTTTTGCACCCTTTAAGAGTAACCTACCCCTTATTGAGAGCGACTGTCCACCTCTGAAGGACGGTTGTCGTAAGTTAGAAGCATACAAACACCCAATCGCGATAGAGCATTTGTACCATTGTGCCTAACTGGCTGATTCCACAGCCACTTGTTTAGCGTGCATTGATGTTAATCAGTCCACATAACCACCTCCTCTAGCCCACTAGAGTTAGTGTGGTTTAACCCCCGCTAAAGGGTTCGTTCGCCCACCCAGCTTTCAATTAGCTTCTTGAGATTCGCTGATGGGGAAGGAGAGTTTACGCCTCTCACTCTCCAAACGCCTCTTTCGAGTCCTGACCTATATTTTATGACCCGTCCAGACTGGTCGTTCCCCCATCAACGAACCTCAATTTTTATCAAAGAACAACTCTTAATTGGTAATGGGTCGTGGGAAAGCCCCTCTAACCACTACCAATTAAGAACTGTCCTTATTGCTTTTAGGGCTTGTTGGTCTTTAGTCATTCCCATGTTGTTTTTGGTCGTTCATTTAATTCATAACATTTTTTAAACTCCCCGCATATTTTACATTTCCATTGAGGTGGGTAGCTCGTATAAACCAACCCATCAGCTTCATGTATGTGATTCATATATTTATATTATTTCTTATTTCTCCTGTCGTATTTCTTCATTGGATTAATGAACCACGGCTCTTTACCCCATTTTAACAAATCAATGTGGTCTAGTAAAAATGCCACACACCTGTTAGCCCTGCAAGTTGCACAATCATCACAGTAGTCTGCACATCTGGGGCCATAACCCTCTTTTAAGGTTTTAATCATTAACAGAGTTAGTTTTTGTTCTAGGTAGTTAATCATTTTCGTTATACTCCGTAGAGATAGTCTTTTTTAAATCATTCATTAACGGGTGCAATATTTTTAATACTTTATCGCAATACCACTGGGCCAATCCTAGTGTTACCATGTCAAATTCTAATCCTTCCCCTGTGCGCAATCCCAGAATTTGTCCGTCTACAAAATTATCACACATGCCACTTTTTTTGGCACAACCATAAATGATTTCTTTTATTTCGTGTTGGAGTTTTTCTGTATTTCTTTTCATATATTTATATTAACTCTTAATTATTATCTTTGGTTATTTTCCCTTAGGAGTAGTTGTGGCAATGGTTAAGTTTAAGTCTTTAGTTACATCAAGAACATCACCAGCAACTGAAGCCACATTACTATCATTAGTCATTCCTTTTACAGCTTGAATTTTTAGGGTTGTAGTACCAATTTGCAGGGCTTTAAAGTGAATAGTACCTACTGTGCCTAAGCCATTAAAAGTTTCTGCAAATGCTTTAACAGCTGAAAAAGCAAAAACCATTTTATTTCCCTCTGTTTTTAATAAAGCTCCTGGATAATTATTAAAAACGGAGTCGCTGCCAGTTAAATAACGGTCTACTGTATTGCTTGAAGAAGCTGTTTCTTCTAAAGATAAAAAGGTTGGATCAAATTCAATAAATACATCGGCTCCATCAACTAAAATTACATTTGGAACAGTTTGTGTAGTAAGGATGATACTAATTGGCACATCTTCATCAATCAGATAAGTATTCCTAGGGCTTAAAATAGTTAAAGAAGTTTCATTTACTGTTAAATATTGACTACTTATAAAATAAAAGCCAGAACCAATTAAAAAAGTCCCTAAAATTACTCCCAATAATGTTGTTTTTGTCATTTCTTAATCATTATATTTTCGCCAACTATCCCCACACCCCCTACAAATCTCGACCATATAGGTATCTTTATGAGTACATTTACCCATTGGAATGCCTGTTTTTTCTTCTTTTACCTCTTTACGAAGATCCCCCCTCCTTAATAGCTTGGCTTTCTCTACCCAGTCAAGGGCTGTCTTTTTGTCTTTTACCACAGGCAAGACCTCAGCAATAACGGACCAACCACCAAGTTGGGCCAATTCTTCTTTTGGTATTCCATACTCAATAACAAACTTTTGATAAATATTTATCAGTTTAGAAGCCTTACCAGAACTAAGCTTCAATTCCTCTAAAAAATCACTGAAATCTTCATGGAGGGGTTTATATCTTTCTTGATCTCGGCATTCTTGTAATCCTTTAGCAAAGTCCAAGTACCCAGCCTCTATTTCTTGAGAGAGTTTAGTAAGGTTTTCAAGAAAAATGTAATTATCTTTTTCGTTCATGTTGCAAAATAACATCGTTCACTGCCTGTCTTACTAACACTGAAATTGGGATCAATGTTTCTTTAGATATCTTCTGAAGTGATGTTACTTGCGATTCTTTTAGTTGTAGTCCTCTTGTCACAACTTTATCTTTTTTTAACTTTCTTTTCTTAAGCATATTATCTTTGGTTATTATTATATAATTATACTACGGATAGTGCAAGTGTACTAAAATAGGGTGGGGATAAGCATAGACTTGCTAATCTCGTTTTTAGGGTATAATGGGGGTATGGCAAATCACAGGATGTTCAGTCACAGAATTGCAAATTCTGCTCGCTTTCTTCAAATGCCATTAGAATCTCAATTGTTGTATTTTCACATGATACTTAGAGCAGATGATGATGGTGTAGTTGAATCATACCCATTAATAAAGTTACTAGGAACAACTCCAGATAGTTTTAAGATGCTTTTAGTGAGGGGTTTAATAAAATCACTAAATGAAGATCAGGTTGTTGTTATACCAGACTGGTTAGAACACAATAAAATAAGACCAGATAGAAAAATTAACAGTCTTTATAATGAGATAATAAAAGAAAAGTACCCAGAAATAAATCTTATTGAAGCAAAACCAAGGTCAGATGTTATTGATAATAGTAAAAGGTTGGGCGGTGGACAGTCCACGGTCGGCTTAAGTCAAGTTAAGTTAAGTGAAGTTAAGAATAGGGGAATTTCGCAAAGCGAAATTCCCCTTACTCTTAAACAATTAGAAAAAAATGAAGATAGGAAACCTTTTCCAGATGAATATGTTGATGATAGTGGTAACGAAATAAGAGATAGCCTCGGTCGTCCTTTAGGGGGGGCTAAACCTAAACTTAGGAAGCCTGGATTTGCTCGTAATACCGAAGCAATAAAAATATGTAACAACTATCAAATCGATGTTCAGGGTTTACTTAAGAATAAAAGTAACTATGCTCTCAATAAGGCATCCTATTCAAAAGTAGTTGCTTTACTTAAAGATCGTAAACCAGAAGAGATACAGAAAATTATTAAAGAATATATTGATTCCCCAAAGTTTAACCATTTTCCTCAACTCACTGCCGCATTATCAGATGACACTATTCGCCGATACGATAATGGAACATTACATTTAACCTATGACAGATAGAAAAAAAACAACAGAAGAAATAGCTTCTTTAGAAGCTAAGTTAATTGCTTATAAAGGCGAAGATGAAATTGTTTCTTCTTTGGTTATAGCTGAAGAGTTAAAAAAACTTCCAGTAAATTCTTTTAAGGTTTCTAGCGGGTATGCTGGTCTAGATAGAAGGTTTGATGGCGGTTTTGAGTATGGGGAAATGATTATTGTTTCTGGGCCTACAGGATCAGGAAAGACTCAATTTTTAATTTGTATGACGAAGAGATACGAAAAGGCCGGAGTGCCAACTCTTTGGTTTGAATATGAATTAACTCAACACCAATTTTTTAGTCGATTTGGTTCTAATCCCCCACTTTTTTATTTGCCAAAAAAAATAACTAAACGGCATATAGATTGGCTCGAGGAAAAGATTTTAGAAGGAGTGGTTAAATATAATACCCGAGTGATTTTTGTTGATCATTTGCATTTTATTGTGGATGTATTAAAAAACCGAGTGGATAATGTTTCCTATCTTATGGGAAATCTTGTGGCTCGGTTAAAGGAAATTGCCCTCGAACATAACATTATTATTTTCCTCGTGGCTCATCCTAAAAAAGAAGAACCAGTAGGAGCTGACGATCCACATCACGATGACATTAGGGATTCTGGTTTTATTCCACAATATGCGGATGCTTGTTTGATGATCTGGCGTGTGCCAAACATGTACACCATTGGCATGCCTCGTAAAAAACAACGCATGATTGAAGAAAATGATAACAGGGCCGTTTTACGGGTAACAAAGAACCGCCGGACAGGTAAAGTTGGTTATATAAATTTAGTCCACAAAAATGGTGACTTTGTTGAAGAAGAAGGATTAGAAGATGTATTCCCAGATAAAAATAATGACAATGATACAGCGACCGACATTTGGGACTCTTAATAACTTTGTACTCTGGGCCTTGGCTCGAGAGAATGTTATTGAAATTAGCACAGCTATGAAGATAGGCCTTACCCTACCTGCAGAAGATATTGCTATGGCAAATACTTGGTGGAGAGTTGATTTTGTAAATTATTGCAATACAGAATGGCCTAAAGAAAAATGCCAAACTTTTGTTAAAGAAAAATTAATAAATATTTTAGAAAAAGCCAAAAGTAAAAAAGAAGAATTAATCCGTGAGTATGAAAGTAAGAGAGCTGGAGAGTATAAACATCGAGAGGATATTTGGAAGCAAATAGTAATCGCTAATAGGTTTATTGCTTCAGAAGAGGCTGGTCTAAGGCGAGTAAAGGATATCCGAGGAATTTCCAGTATTGTATCCTCATTGGATTTCCCCAGAATTGAAAAAAACGGGCTAGATTGGATTATGGAAACTCGGTGGAGAGAGCTGTTGGCTGAATAGATGGCTGTGGTTGGCCCTATACGGCCCAACGTGAAGAGTTTTATTCCTCTAGGTACTTCCGGCAGGAGGGTGAATTGAAGACTTTACCAGCTTTCTCGAAAATCTCTTTATTTATTCTACACATTTCACGCCTTTTGTCGGCTGTCCCACAATTGGCACAATATTTGGTCCCACGGCCACATTCTTCCCCACAGTGGATGCATCGAGTTATAAGTTTCATTGATTCTTGATCCATTACCATATTTTGTTTGGTTAAAGATTTTCTAGTGTAATAAATTCTAAATCACTTGGGTTCGTTCCTGCACCTGTAAAATCATAAAATCTACTCCATTCATTGTTGCAATGATAAACCACAAAAATGTAATTATCATTCCATGATTTTATGCGACCATCTTCTTTTCCCCCAGTACCATCTTTATATCTTACCCACCTTCCAATATCATCTTTTGTGAGTGTCTTGATGTCCATACTCAGAAGGGAATTTCATCGGGATCAAAATCTTCTGTTGGACGTTCAATTTTTTCTGTTGGTACGTCAGGAGTATTCTCCATCTTTTTCTTTTGCTTAACTTTCATGGCATCAATTACTTGATCAACAGGAGTTTGTTTTTCAAACTCGAGCAATTCTTCAGGAGTAACTGGGGTATTTTTTCTTGAGGCCGTGAGAGTATATTTAACTTCTTTTGTACCAGCGTTTACTGCGTGAATAGTAACATCATAGGGAGCAGGAAAATCATTAAATCCATACTCTTCGTTGTCCATAAAAGCTCGGATATTTTGAGTAACTTTATAAGGTAATTTAGCTAGTTTTACTTGTTCATCTTTGCGGTCAATTATCCAAGTTAAATATTTTGTGGAAAGTCCCTCTTCTCCTTTTTTGCAGTATCCACAATCTGTGTAGCAAATACCAACATTGAATTTTTCGACAATAATTCTTGGTTCACAAAGAATTCTTATTTTATTGTTTCCTTCTGATATTTTAAACCACCCACCTCCTTGCCCGTATTCTTTTATATTGCTATCAAAGTTTTCTCTAAAACCCATATATTTATTGGTTATTTTGGTAATTTTACTTTCTTCTTTTTAACTTTCACCTTCGGTTTTTCCAGTACGACCTTTGGAACTTTTACTGAAATAATCGTTGGTATATCCCTTATATCTGGCTCAAAGTTAGGATCGTGCTCTGAATATATTTTATGAGCCGCTACAAAACTCCAGTGATTTCTTTCTGTTTCTTCTTCTGTCCATGCTTGGATTTCGTAACCGCTTGTATGTTTCGTGCCTATTCTAACAATGCCCGTGTAGTGATCGGAAAAAGCTTTTAAATATTTAAGGTATTCTGGAATGCTAGTAACTCCGGTCCAATATTCAGCTACTTGAGCTTTGTAGTCCAACCTTATTCCGCTTGAAGTCTTCCAATCTAAGAGGATTAAAACTCTTTTACCCCAGACTTCTTTCTGAAACCTTTTGTCTTTGTCGGGGATTGTAATAACTGCTAGGGCATCGAATGTTCCAATACTCAAGTTTGTTTCTACTGTATCTTCTTGGTTAATAATTTCTAGTTTATAATCGTTTGCAAATCTTTGAAAAGCCTCAAGGCAAGACCATTCGTCATCTGTTAGTGGTTCTTGTCTATTGGTAATACTATTTAGGTAAGTGTTAGTTATTTTTATTTCAGTACCACCTATAATTTCTCTAATAACTTGGTGGACTCGTGTACCACGATCTCCAGCTGTTTCAAGTATCTTTTTGGCCTCATCTTTGGTTTTAGAGAGTAAATACTCTTGGAAAAATGGGCCTTTATTAAATCCTAATGAAAGGACGTAGGTTGTAGATGGCTTGAATTTTTTATCTCGTTCTGACCAATAATATTTCCAATCTCCCTTTAGGTCTACTAACTTTTTAATAAGATCATTACTAGTCTCAATTAGTTTAAAGTTCCTAATTGTGGGGATGGCCTTGGGGGCAAGGGGGATAACTTTAGGAGTTTTTATAGGCGTTTTCATAAATAGAATGGCAAGAATAACCATCAAAAGTTAAACCTAATAAAAAGGTAGATAACTCTTTATAACGATCGGGGGTTATTTTTTGTCTATAAGGCCCGATTTTTAATAGAGTAATATCGTCATCTTCTTCGACACAGATGGCAAATTTATCTTTTACATAGACCATAATTCTCTTGGTCATTATACGCTTTAAGTTAGCATACTATAGCATACCTTGCAAGTAGTCCACAGGGCCTGTGGTGGACAATTATATTTAGGGTATAATAGGGGTTAGTGGGATAGGGAGGAGGAATGCTCTCTATTTTCGCATTGCGAAAGTTAGTTAAAAACTGTTGGTAAAATAAACACTAATTTAACTAAATTATTTAAATTCTATGTTACCGGCAGTTTTTAACTAATTTTATGAATTATTCGGTTTGCATGCATTGTAAAAAAGATGTTGAGCGGAATGTGGTGGGTAGTCCTGTAAGGCGATTTTGTTGCTTTGATTGTAAAATAAAAAGATGGGCAGATCGTGTAAGTAGGATACGTTTAGAAAAAAAGAAGAAACTCTATGAAAGAAAAAGAAACAAGACCAAACAATCTAGAGAACATAAAACCTTATCCTCGTAATAGTAAGAAACATCCTGATAAGCAATTAAAACAAATTGCTATTTCTTTAAGAGAATATGGCTGGCGACAGCCCATAGTTGTAGATAAAAATAATGAAATCATAGTTGGTCACGGAAGGTGGATGGCTTATAAGAAATACCCCGAAGGTATAAAAGAACCTTGGGTAGTAAAAGCAGATGACTTAACTCCCGAAAAAGTTAAAGGATATCGCCTAATGGACAATAAAAGTAACGAGAGTGATTGGGATATGGAGCTAGTCCTTGAGGAATTAAAAGAATTAGATAATTTAGGTTTTAATATAGACTTGACAGGTTTTGATAAAGATTTGCTAATAGTGCCAGATGAGAAGGATGACGAAATCCCTGACAATGTAGAAACACGAGTAAAATTAGGGGATATTTGGCAATTAGGCCCACATAGGCTGATGTGTGGGGATAGTACGCAACAGGAGGCGGTTTTGGCCCTTATGGGGGGGGTTAAAGCTGACATGGTGTTTACTGATCCGCCTTATAATGTGGATTATGAAGGTTATACAGAAAAGAAACTCAAAATAAAGAATGATAAGAAAAGCACCGAGTCTTTTGTTACTGATTTAAATGCTTGGTTTAAAAGTTACGCAGAAGTAATAAAATCAGGAGCAGGAATGTATATTTGTTATCCATCTCGTTTTCATAGAGAATTTCAAAATTCTTTAGAAGAGAATGGATTTGAAATACGCAATCAAATAATTTGGGCCAAGAATACTTTTGCTTGGGGAATGGGTAGATATAAATATCAACACGAACCAATTTTGTATTGCTACGTTAAAGGAAAAACAGACTCATGGTACGGAGATAAAACCCAAAACACTCTTTGGAATGTAAATAAGCCTTCAAAATCAGAAGAACATCCGACTATGAAACCCGTGGAGCTTATAACAAAAGCCATAGTTAATAGCTCTAAAGAAGAAGATATAATTTTAGATTTATTTTTAGGCTCTGGCTCAACTCTTATCGCCGCAGAAAAAACAGGAAGAATATGTTACGGAATGGAGATTGACGAGAAATATTGTGATGTCATAATCCAAAGATATGAAAACTTCTCAGGCCTTAAGAGTTACAAAATCTAACCCACTCGGAGCAGGTCGTAAATTTTTTGACGGCAAAGATGAAAAAAATGTATTAGCGAAATTAGAGGAAGCTACTGCTATTGACGCAAGTCTGGAAGAGTGTTTATTTTATGCTGATATCTCAAAGGATTCTTATTATCGTTATTTAAAATCGCATCCAGATTTCGCTATTAGATTGGCTAAGTTGCGTGAGAGACCTGTAATGCTTGCTAGACAAACAGTAATTAAAAGAATCCCCGAAAGCTATTCAAACGCAATGGATTATTTAAAACGCAAAAGAAAAGCCGAGTTTGGGGATTCTCCTGCTATTGCGACAGCTATACAAATAAATGTTAATGAGGAAAGAGAGAATTTTAAATGAAATACAAAGCTTTTATAGAAGCTAGATTTCTTATTGATGAGGCCACTACTGGAAAACTCGTTCCTTTTATATTTAATAAGGTCCAGAATAAATACTATCAAGAATTATGTGACAAATATGATATTGAGAATAAAGGACTAACTAACCCTATTCGTGAAATTATATTAAAGGCCAGACGGGAGGGCTTTTCTTCTTTCATTCTAGGTTTGTTTGCTGCAGACGATATTTTGCAAGATAACCCCACAGAAACACTAGTTATTTCATATAAAGACGAAGCTACAAAGACTTTCCGGACTCGTTACAGGAGATTTTTGCTTTCTTTTGGGGCTAGAAAAGCTGGGTACACTGTAGAACAAATCCAAAAAGACCCTAATATATTGGAAGATATAGCAAGAATTTTTTTATCTATTGACGCAAATGAAATTGAACTAAAGCATAACAAAGCCCACTTTTATTGTGGAACAGCTAGTGCAAGGACTGGTGGTCGTGGTGGCGTACTTCAAAAGGTTCTTTTCTCGGAGGCCGCTCACTATCCGGACACAGAACGCATGACAGCCCGAGAAATTATAGACGGCACATTGCGTCAGGTAGATATTAACTCCGGCTGGGCTTTTATTGAGTCAACAGCTAATGGTTTTGGTAATTACTATGAACTTACCTGGACCGCTGCTATTAATTTTCTTTCTCGCTTTTGTTCTCGTTTTTTTGGGTGGAGAGAATTTTATACAGAAGCAGAGTTTAAACTTATTGCTTCAGAATTTCCTGACAAACAAATGCTCAAACAGGAATACCCTGAAACGGCCGAGGAAGCTTTTCTTGTTACAGGATCACCTTATTTCAATAATGAACTTATTTTTGAGTATTTAAAACGAGCAGAAGAGCCAATAGAGATTGGAACGATAGAATTAATAGGTAAAAGACCGCTTTTTAGACTAGATTCTATTGGTTATTTAAAAATATATCGGAATCCAGAGGATTTTGCTTCGTATACTATGGGTGGGGATACCGCTGAGGGCCTAGAGGGAGGTGATTATTCAGTTTTAACAGTCATAGATAATAAGACTTTAAGAACGGTTGCCAAGTATCGTGCTCGAATATCCCCAGATGAATTTGCAAAAGTAGCTTTTGCTCTAGGCATGATGTACAACCAGGCGTATACTGGTATTGAAGTAAATAAGGACGGTTTGTGGGTGAACACAGAACTTTTTAAAATGGGTTATCCTAATCTTTATTACAGAGAAGCAATAGATGACATTACTAACAAGATCTCTGCGAAGGTTGGATTCAAAACAGATGAACGAACTCGACCCTATATACTTTCGGAACTACAGAAGATGATTTCTTCTAGCAAAGATATTTGGAACGATAAAGATTTTTTACAAGAGTGTTTGGTCTTTGTTAGAAATAGGATGGGCAGACCAGGAGCGATGAATGGCAAAAATGACGATTGTATTTTTGCTTATGCCATTGCTTATGAAATAAGACGTAACGCACCAGAGGCATTTATTAATTCAGAAAAGGAAGATGAAAATATAAGTTATGTGCAGAAAAGACTTGATCAACTTTATAAGAAAAATAAAGATAGAGTTTTAACACAAAGTGATTATTTATAAACCATGCCAAGAAATCTAAAAGAAAAAAAGGACGAGACAGTCGGTAATTACAAACCTGAAGGAGAAGAATTAGATGTAAAGAAGTATTTGGAAAGACGTATTGAAGTTTTAAAGAAAACAAAAAAGAATATTCTTGGTGGATTTGATTTTGAGCAAGTAATGAAAGAAGCAGATAGAGAATATCAGCCTCGTTCTTTGCGTGAACGTGACCAAAAGAAGTTTATGTTTGTGCAAGATGAAATTAAAGGTTTACGTGGTTCCCGCACTGTTCCTATTACGGGAAAGGAGGGTGAGGAGTGGAGAAGTGATGTGTCGGAGCCTCTGTTGATGGTTAAAATCCAAACAGCTCTTTCTATTTTAGTAAATCAAAATCCAGAAGCAGTTTTTAAAGCGACAACAAATAAATATAAAAGGTCTACGCAACTTGCGTATTCTTTGTGGAAACGAAGTTGGAATATTGGCAGAGCCAAACATCAATTAAAACTTTTTGTTTTTGATCTTGCTAAATATGGTTGGGCTGTTGGGCATACATATCCCCGTGTTGTTAAAAGAAAAGGTCAAATCCTCACTGAACTTGATTTAAACAATCCAGAAAATAATAAATATAAAGAACGGGATATTGTTGAGTTTAATGATATTTATAGAGAGAAATTAGACCCATATCGTACATGGATTGATGATATGACTAATCTTACTGATCCATTTTCAACGGATGATTGGTATTATGAAAAAGATTACAGTAAGGATACTTTTGATCGTGAATTTGGGGATTATTCCAACTCTGACTTAATAAAATCCTCAAGTCCCGAACTATCAAAGAATGACGATATAAACACTAATCCTAATGAAGAAACAAATAAACGAACAGATTTAATTACTGTTGGTTTTTATGAAAGTAAGAATAAGGATTTATATGCCATCTGGATTCCGAGACAAAAAGTCGTTCTTTACCACTCCCCATTACCCAATGATGACAAAAAGCTTTCTTGTTGGTGGACATATTGGAACGAGCGAGATCCCCGTACTCCATACGGTATAGGTCTTTATGAAATGATTAAGCACGATAAGGTTCTTTATGACCGCATGATGAACATGTCGGTAGATCAATTGGTGATGGCTATTTACCCTATGCTTTTCTTTAGTGGTGCAAACCGTCAGCCTGGAGATGGAACCTTAATGATTAGCCCAGGGCTTCTTAAAGAGAAACTACCAGGTACAACTATTGAGCAAATAAAAATAGATTTTGATAAACGAGGATTTGATGCCGTGTCTTATATGGCAGAAAGAATGGATGAAAATACTGGCATTACCCCCACATTACAAGGTGAAATTGAAGGTAAAACACTCGGCCAAACACTTCATGCTAAGGACGCAGCACTTAAACGTTTAAATATTCCTTTGGCTAATATATCTCAAGCCTTAGAAGAAGAGGCTTATATTTCTCTTTCGTGGATGAACCAAGTTTATTCTACGCCAGAGGTGCTTGAATTTGAATCAATGGAAGATTTGCTTGAGTATTCTAAAGAGGTGGATAAGCAACCAGTTAGTACTAAAGCAGAAATTGATGGTAATGGAAATATAAAAAAAGTTATTGCTGATTTTTTACCTGTGCTTGATTTAGATCTTGACCAAGACAGAGAAGGAACACCGATTGAATCTCCTGATAGTCGCTTCTTCCGTTTGGGGGTGGATATTAAAACTACGGATATTAAATGGGAAGGTAGAATTAATGTTCAGCCACAATCAATCCTTTCGCCATCTATTGAACTTGACCGGCAAAGAAAGCTAGAGCTTTACAATATTGTTACGCCTATTGTTCAGCTTATGGCACAGTCTATGGCCCAAGGTCAGCCACAAATGGCCCTTGCTCTTTATAAACCAACAGAGCAAATTCTTGAGGTTCAAGACGAGAAGCCAGAAAATTGGTTACCTGATGATGTTATTTTGTTGGCTAGAAATCCAGAGGCTCGTGCTTCTGCTCTTAATCCTCTATTTGTTCAAGGCCAGACTCCTCCAGGAGAAGCACCAGCAGAAGGGGCTAGTCCAGAACAAAATCCACAAGCTGGAGATACTGTTGTACCGAGAGATGAAGTATCTAACCCCGCAAGGGATTCTTTAGAATCTTCTGACAATTATTCGGCTAATCCTCCCATGATGTAATTATGGCTACAAGAACCCTAAATCTTACTGATCAAATCAAGCAATATTTTGAATCAACGCCAACAAATAATTCTATTGCTGGGGTGCGTGTTAGAGATTTTGCTAGAGAATTACCTGGGGCTATTGGTAAAGTTGGTGCAGAGGTAGGAAGGCAGATAGCTTTAACTCCTGTGCGTGTAGGGGCCTCATTAGCTGAAATTCCTCGAATTTATAGCGGTGGCGAGCCACTTGAGCCTTTTAACGTGCCATTTCTGGGGCAAGCGGAGACTTATGCCAGGAACTCTGTAGACACAGCCGAAAGTATGGGAGGAGGGCCATTGGCCGTAGCCACGGGCATTGTGGGGGCAGGAAGTAGGGCTATAGGCGACATTGCTACTCTAGGAGGGCTTGCTCAAGGTTTTACCGGAGAAACACCAACAAATGTGAATGATTTATTTATTGATGCTAAAAATTTACCTAATGCTACAGGAGGATTTGTAAATAATCCTTTTAAAGTGTTGAGGGATTCCCCACCAATTACTCATCTTCAATCAGCTCGAAATCAATTAGTTGAGAATCTAAAGTTTGCCGCTAAAAGAGGAGAAATAACAGACGATGTGTTAAAACAGGCTTTGGCTAAAGTAAGAGAACCTGTTTCTAGTCTAGAGGGATTGGATAATGCTGTTAAATCAATTAGTGGCTTGCCACCAGGTGTAGCTAATACATTGATGGACCATGTGGCTGTGTCTCAAATGGAAAGATCTATTTTAGCTGGAGAAAAAATGATAGATATTCCAATAAATAAAATTGTGAATATGAATTTTGATAAAGGATTCCCTAGTGCAGTTAAAGAAAGGTTACTTTTTGAAAAGGCAGCAAATCTTATTCCTGATCCAGGAGCACACAGTGTTCTTGGTAAACCAGTAACAATTCCTATTAACGTAAGGGCAAATCCCAATGGAACCTTTGATCTAATTGATGGAAATCATAGACTTGTGCAAGGAATAATAAATGGAGCAAAAACTATTAAAGCTTTTATAGAAAATTAGTATGGAAAAACATACTCAAAAACAACTCCAAAGGGCAATGCAGTCTAAAGAATGGAGTGCTGTGGAAGAAGCTTTTAGTGAATTTCTTCGAGATAATTTTCTTAATCAAACTTCTGCTAAAAAAGATACAGAATTTGATACGCTATGGTATATTGCCTTTAGTGAAGGCGGTAAGCATTATGTAAAAGCTCTTCTTTCTTTTATGGAAGAAGAGGCACATAATGCTGATTGATTATTATTTAATATAAATAAATATATGGGTATTTTTTCAAAAAATCCAAAGAATAAAAATTCTTTACCTGCGGGTGCCCGACCTGGAGAGTTAGGTGGTGTAAACAAAGAACGTCTGGCTAATATTGCTAAACTTGTGCCAGGAGGAAAGATATTTAATAAACGAGCACAACAAATAAAAGACGCTTTAGGAGAATAAATTGGAAGCATACGGAAAATACATTTTAGTTAAACCTTTTGAAAGGCCACAGAAAACTTCTTCGGGCCTGATTCTTGCTATTTCGGAAGAGGCTGGAAAATACTTCTCAGGCAAAGGGGAGGTTTTATCTGTAGGGCATCTCGTTGAGGAAATTAAAGTTGGGGATATTGTTTTCTTTAAGAAACACCACGAGCATGTTATGGATGACGATCCAGAAAATATTCTGTGGACATTAACCACTGAAAGTATTATTGGAGTAGAGGAGAAGAATGATTGAAGACTTTACAGAATTCTCTAAGAACGGCTTAACCGTACAAGTTAATTGGGATGAGCAATCTAAACCTTGTAAGTTTATTAAGTTTAAAATTGGGGATAACGAAGCAGTTATCCCCAATGGGGATTTCTATACCATGATGATGGTATTTGGTACACCAGAACAGCAGGAAGAGCTTATCCCTGTTAAGGAAACAAAACTCCGGCAAATCACGACATTATTGAAGATTAGGGCTAAAAAAGATATAAAAAAGGGTGAAATTATAGCGGTTCCTCACTCTTATTATGTCAGTGCTCATACGGTCGAAAAGATCAAATTTGAAGGTGGGTCCGACTATCAAAAACTAAACAGGGATATATTCAAGGAGGGTGCTATAAAACTCCCAGATGACACTTATTCACATAAATATTCGTAATAGCCTTTAATGTGGTATATTATTCATGTATTAGTAGCCAATCTTCCTATCTTCGAGGAAGTCAAACAAAAGAAGTAAAAAATGGCAAAAAAAACACTAGATGTAATTTCGGCAAAAGAGTTTGAGGATTTTAAGAAAAGTACGGAAGATACTCAAAATAAGATGTTAAATCTTTTAGAGAATCTTTCTCAACCTAAACCTGAACAGCGACAGATAAATCTCGCAGTACAAGCAACGCAAAATGAGATTAATTCTGAAAAAGATGCTATTGCTAATGGTTTTCTTCCTCCACAATATCAGAGAGTTTTTGAAAAGTATTTTGATCCAAAGGATGGTTTTGAGGCACGTTTGAATTTTCCAGAGATGGATGAACAAGGTCGAGAAATGGGTGGCATTACTTTTACCATTATTGTTCCCACCAAGTTTTCTAATGTGTCTGATGCCCATAAGAAATTTTATAAAGTAGACATGAGGCTAGTGGCTCTCCGACCAGAGAATATTGTTAGAGGAATTGAAGCATGGTGTTCTAAAGTATCAAAAAACATTAGATATAATAAGAATTTAAAAACAAAATAATGCCACAGGATATTAAAACAACTAGTGGGAAAATGCGGTCTATTGATCCGCTAGAGTCAATGGATATTCCGATGGGAATGACACCTTGTTTTGAGGTAGAGATGGATAATCTACCAGAAGCCAAAGATTGGACTGTTGGAGATGAATATAGTGTTGAATTAACTGTTAATTTGAAAGCCGTTCGTGCTCGAGGTGATGATGTTGTGGTCGAATTAGAAGTTACTGGAATTAAGGCTCTATAATCATGCCTTATTTTACCCCCAAAAAATCAGGCAAGAGTTATGTCCTTCCAAAGAAAGCTGGAGGTCTCCATGCTAGTGCTAGTGGAAAACCTGTGCATTTCAAATCGGCGGGTGCTGCTAAAAGAGCGGCTAATTATATTAATGCTATAGAGCACGGATTTAAGCCTACTAAAAAATAATATTATTATGGCAAGTAAAATATCACCAAAAGGAAGTAAAAGTATTGGCAGTATTGCTGGGGGGATGGCACCAAAAGTTATGCCCGCTGTATCTAAGGCTTTATCTTATAAACCTAAGATCGGTGACACAGTAGGGAATGCAGTAGTTCGCAAAGCGAAACAAATATTAGGGAGTGGTAATAAGAAATAATTTATGAAAAAGATGGAGTTAAATATTTCTGAAAGATTGTTTGCAATAAATATTCTTAATGATTTTAAGGGCAAACTAGATAAACTTGCTCTTATTTTGGAGGATGTTAAGCAACTTCCCGTAACAGAGGAAGAGTGGATTAGTGCCGAGAGAGTGATTTCTGATGTGGGAGGTGGTAATATGCAGTGGACATGGAAAGATGAGAAAGGGCTTTTAAAGGAAGTCAATCTTAATAAGGAGGTGGCAAAATATATATTTGACGAGATTGATAGAAGGAGTGAGGCCGGAGAAATGAAGTTGACTGACAAGGCGGCCATTTCTCTTAGAGAGAAATTAGTTAAGACCATTTAAAATTTATTAGCAAGTCTCTTTGGAGACTTGGATAGGTACTCAGTAAAATGAGTGTCGGTCCAAGCCTCGAAGTGAGGCCCCCAGAATCTCCGTATCTTCAACGGAGTAAAATTAAAAGAAGTAAAAACTATTATGGGAGAAGAAGTAAAAAGAGAAGTTGAGGTTATCGAGAAAGTATCAGAAAATGCTGATGCTATCGTCGTTCCTGCACCTGACAAAGATCAGTTAGATAAAGATTTTAATAAAGGTGGAGGCGATACTTTCAATAACTCTATATCGGCCACTTCTGTCGATAACTCAAGCTCTCCAGAGCTTGATGATCCTTCAAAACCTAAACCAGTAGACGGCGAAACGCCTAAAGAATATTCACTCCGTAAGGAGGTAGAGGCTTTAAGGGAAGAACGTCGCCAGGCAAAACAGGAGCGGATTGCGGGAATAGCCAGGCCCCCCACTCAAAAGGTGGCAGATGAGCGTATGACAAGGCTCAAGAGTATCTATTCAAACGAAGAGATACAGAACATGGAAGAGGCTATTGATGTAATTGCTACTAATCGTGGATACATTAAACGAGAAGAAACTTATCAAGGGACTGTTAATGGAATAGTTGATGAGTTTATTGAAAATCATCCAGAGTACAAACCTAATAATGATAAAGATGATGTACGATGGAATAAGTTTCAAGAAACACTTCTATCTGATTACAATCTTCTGGAAAAGACACCGAAACAATTGAGTCAAATCTTTGCAAAGGTTAATCGTGATGTTATTCAAGAGCTTGGAGAGTCTGACGTTAAAAATAATCCCAATAAATTAAACGCTCAACTACAGAAAATTAAAAGTGTTTCTCATGCTGGTGGAACAAGTGCGTCTTCATCTTCTAAGCCAAATTTAGATCCATCTGTAAGAAAAATGTTTAAGGGTTTTGACGAAGAAGATTTTAAGTCGTAACTACTCCAAGACTTCCATTATTAGAAAATAAGTAAATAAACTTATGGCAGGTTTTTCACGCATAAAAGGAACCGATAGGGGCAATGAAAAGGTCACTATTTCTTCCATTACTGTGGCTATTGGTGATTTGTTAATGTGGGACTACGAAAACGAAGTTGCCATTTTAGCAACATCAGCTGTAACCCCAGAAAGAGTAGCCGGCGTTGCTGTAGCAGCAGCTACAACCGCCGATACATCTGTGTTAATTCAAAAGATTTCAGAATTTGATGAATATGTAGTTGATACTACAAGTAATACAGCAACAACTGATAATTATCATCGTTTCTCACTTACTGATGAAAACGCAGTAGCTAATGGTGCAGATCAGACAGATGATACTGGTATATTCATGCAATTAAGTCCTGTTGGAGCAACAGCAAATAAAAAAGTTAGGGGTCGATTCGTTACACGTCAAGACAGAGCATAATAGTTTAGTAATTCTAATTGAATTTAATTTATGGCATCTCCATTTAATCTAGGTCAGTTTGTAGACGCAACTAATAATGCTATTCAGAATATCTGGCGTAAAGAAGCAGATACTCAAGAGCAATTTAGAAAGTTCTATAACTACCGCACAACAGAAGATCTTATTGAAAAGGACTCATCTATTTCAGGTCTTTCAGAGGCAGAATTTACCGATGAAAACGCTGAAATCACAGAAGATGTACCCGTGCAAGGATTTGATCAGACCTATACTCAAGAGGCAGTAGATATTATCTATCCAATGTCTTATCAGGTATGGAAGTTTGGTCTTACTAAGAGGAAGTTAACTAATGTAGCCAAATCAATTAAGCTTGCTCTTATTCGCAAGAAAGAAAAACTTGCTTCTGAGAGGCTTACTAATGGTTTTTCTACTTCGTATACTCACCAAGGAGTTGGAGGTAATCGCTCCATTACTATTACTGGTGGTGATGCTCTTGAGCCTTGGCACACCACTCACACTCGTGAAGATGGTGGTACTGGTATGAATAACGTTGTCTATGATGGCACGACTTATTCGTTACCATTTGATTATGCTGCTTACAAGGCCGCTAATCGGACCGCTTCACTATTCGTTGATCCTCGTGGCAATCCATGGCCAGGAAAAATGGATACTCTCATCTGTAAGACTGGTTCTTCTGTCTTTCATAAGGCCCAAGAAATTCTAGGTGCTATTAAGAAAGGTAATATTCCAGAATCTTTTGACAATGATGGAAACGCTCTTCCAGCATTCAACGTTGTTCAAAATGATTATCTTACAAGCGATAGTGCTTGGGGTATGTTTGACTCGAGCCGTGCTTTGACAGATGAGTATGGATTCCAACACATTGAATCAGAGGCAGATAACATTGATCCTGTTAATGTTGTTTACAAGACTCGTGAGATGCAATTTGCTGGACACACACTCTTTAAGCAGGGACATAACGATGTATCTCGAGCTTGGGTTTGGTCTGCGGGAGATTCAGCAACCACTTAGACTTCTAGTTATTAACTAATGCGGCAATAGTGGGGGAGGTTTGCCAAACCAAACCATACAACCGCAATAAATAATCATGGCTACAATAAACGGTAAAAGTTATTCAAGCCCTAAAAATATCAATTTAAAAAGTGGTATTTTAAGGTTCGGGGCGACAAACTCGAGTAATCCTCTTGGTTCAGTTGCAAATGGCCTCTATGTCAATGCTTCTAATCAATTGGTTTTCGTTGCACAGGGGACCAGCACAGTTGTTGGTGCTTCTGGTGGAGCTGGCTCTGCTCCATCGCTTGATGCTATTTTTCAAGGGGATCAAACATTAGACCTTGGTGCTCTTT